AAAAGCCCCCGTGAGAGGGGGCTAAAAGTGTTTGCCCTTGTGGGCTTTGAGGTGGGCTTTCGCCCTAATGAAACAGATTAAATAAAATAACTCTTTTGATTATGTGCCTAAATAAAATAAAATTCAATAGCTTAATTTACTAGCTATTAAACTCATTCCGACTATTTCATTTTCAACATTATCTCTTTGATTTTTATCAAGATAGTATTTTGCATTTCTAGCTAATACTTTTTTTACAAAAGGAATATTTTCTATGCCTTTTTCTTTAAAAGATAAACACAGAGATATTTTACACAAATAAGGTGTTGCTGTTTCATAATCATTAGGGAAACAATGAAAAATTAAATCCCTTACGAAATTTGCTTCTTCTAAGTCAATAGGTATATTTTTCATATCTACATCAGACATTTGTTGCTCTCTACCCTCAAAAGTCCATATAATATTGATTTTCATTAAAGGAGTTTTAGTTTTTGACTTCATTACCATACCCTCGTACGGTGTACTTTCCGAAATACTCATATTCATAATAACCTCTATTTGTTGTTTAAGTACCTATTATTCTACATGAATATAAATATATTGCAATATATCATTTATATGATATTATTTAAGGGTATTTAACAACAACGAGGAATAATAATGAAATTAAGAAAAGTAACAACAGAAGATGGTTATGTGTTTTATGAGCAACCTAATGGGTCTTTCACAGACGGACAAGAGGGACAAATAGACCTTATGTTTAACAGTGAAAAAGATATGTTTAGTGAAGATATCGGTATTCAAAAAGTAGAATTTTATAAGGGGGTAGAAAAATGATAATTAAAGTAGAGCCATGTATATTAAAAGAAATAGCAAAAACGGAACAGCTTCTCAAACGACTTAGACGAGAACATTCACATCAAAGCTACTATAACCGACTATTAGCTAATGAAGGTTTTAGTATGTTAGAAGGATGGGAAGAAAATTATGCTGATCTCAATATCCCTTCAACCTGGAGAAATGCTTCATGGCACAATGATGCTTACCCTTCATTCGCTTTTAAAGGATGGCAGATATGGGTAGCTGAAAAAGATGAAAAAGATAGAACCGAAGGAGGGGTCAGGTTCAACATAGGAGAGTTGCATAATTATTCAACATCTACCGTGTACTTTTGGACTGAGTATTTCAACGAAGCTTTGGATTTCATGAACTCAAGAGTTGCCCCTTTCATAGGGGTAAAATAGTCCTGACCCACAGACCCCTCAACCGAGGGGTCTTTTCTTTGAAAATCCTACCAATTTTCTAAATAACAAAAAAAACAAGGCTCTTATTTGCGATTTAAGGTGTCTAAAAAAGTTTTCGTGATATAAAGTACTTGTAATAAATCCTTTATATGATATTATTTAAGGACATTTAACAACAATGAGGGTAGAGAGATGAGAAGAAATAGATACGCACACTGGTGGGAAAAAGCCGAAAAAGATTTTGTCGGTAAGAAAATTATAAAAGTGTCATATATGTCCAGTAAAGAATGTGAAGAAATGGGGTGGGATAGTTCCCCTATTTGTTTATTACTTGATGATGGCACATGGATATATCCTTCAAGAGATGATGAAGGAAATGATGGTGGGGCATTGTTCGCAAGTAACGACGACAAAGATTGCCCAGTTTTATCGGTAGGTTGGGAAAATGAATTCGAAAAAATAGAGGGGGCAAAATGACTATTTGTGAAAATGAATACCTCTGTCAATGGACAGAGGAAGGTGGGTACGATAACGAAACCAGAACGCATTACTTTATAGATTTTATTGATGAAGAGTTTAATTTGGATATTGAGGACTTGAGAAAAATTGCCAATTTAAAAGAAGATGAATCAATAAAGATATATGGTATGGCAGAATATTTTACCGTAACTAACAATGGAACATAGGGGGAAACCATGAGTAAAGAAATAACAGTAACAACCATAATGTATAAAGGGGATGAATGTGGTAATCCTTATTCATATGAAGATACGACACTTCTACCTTTTGATGAATGGTTAGAAGGACATAATAAATGGAGAGTAGAAGAAAATGGTAGTGAAGATTTTATGTACGATAAGTCCGATTTTGAGTGGTTTGAACATACATTTACTGTATAGGGGGACATGATGAAACTAAATGATGATGAGTTAAATTTATTGGAAATGATTTTTATGGATAGTATCGAATGTAATCGAGAGTTCAAAGATACTACTAGAAAAATACAAAAACTTTATACTAAAATCTGCGATGAAAGTGAAAGTAAAACAGGTTTATTAGAGGCACTTTTAACTATTGCGAAAAAAAGGGGGACATAAAATGATGATGATGTTTATAGTAGGATTTGCTCTGGGAATGATGATGGCTTCTGGGATCATCCTGGTGGTAATGCACCATCAGGATATGAAGGATCTTGAGAACCGTACCGGGCGATATAAATAATTTGATTATAAATGATTTATATGTTTTAATAAGGGGTATTTAACAACAATGATGAGGAAAGAAGATGACAGAAGAAAAAAGATTAACAATATACCAATTAGAAAAAGATTTCTTAGAAGATCTTGAAGAATGTAAAACCGAAATCCTAGAAGATAAATATCCTGAGGATTCTATTCACGAAAGGGCGGATAGTTGGGTTCCAGTTTATAATTATGATCGCCTTCAATTAGCGTGTGATGATCTTTGGCTTGGTTACCCTTCAGAAAGTGGGCTGACTCATGGTTGCGAAGATGCTTACGACATTATTGGCATTAACATTTATGAGCATTTAAACAATATTGGCCATGAATGGTTGGAACAAGCACGAAAAAAAGCCGTATAAATAAGATCACCTCTTGTTGTTGAGAGAAAAAGGGTAATGATTGAAAGCGTATAAACGGAAACGCTGATCATCTAAGCTACAAATGCGAAAAACGAGGCCCTTTAGCAATTGGCAATAAATTCAAGTATAATGATCATATGTTTTTCCAGGTCTTTGGTTCCCGGCTCCCGGTCAAAGGTCCATTCCTGGATATGGTGCAGGGTTCTCGGCTCATGGATCGCTAGAAGTTCGAGCTTGGATTGCGTGGCATGGTAATTAAGAATATATGATTTGCCACCAGAACGTAAATAATCAATATGCCAATTCCATTGATATTTTGAAAGTCCTTTATCTTTAGCATTTGAACACTTTAATTCAAGCCAAAATGATGACCTTTTGATACAACCATAAACATCGGGAATTCCGTTGATAGTCTTGGATTCTAAGCGAAAAAGAAACCAGTCAGAATAAGGTTTCTGGACGGTCTTGATAGTTTTCCACAATTTTGACTCATTTATTGACATTTTATGCTCAAAAGATACCATAGTTGTTAACAAAAGACATTTTTTGTGGTGTTTAAGTATGAAACAAACGATAGATAAAGACGGTAATTTGACTGTTTCTCTTTTTGATATTTCTGATCAACAAGATGATGCTAAATTTATTTATTTTTATTTAGGATTAGATAGATCTATAAAAAAAATAATTGAAAATGCTTTTTACACAGCTTATACCAAAAAACTATTAGACAAAGAACACCCAGAAATAATCCATCATGAAGAAAATGGTTTAACACACATTGAAGTACACCCAAAAGATATCGTAAGAAATATAGAAATTATCAAAAGAATAATATTTGCAGAAAGTACAAAAATTGTAGTTGAAGATGAAAACGAATAAACCTAATTTTCCACTTTATGTTATTATTTGGAAAGATCACACCGGAGATAGTTCGTGGAAAAGTATAGAAGAAATAACCAAAGAAAAATATGTCCTCGCTTACAGTATTGGGTATTTAATACACAAAGATAAAGAATGTGTAAAACTATGTAATACTTATACTTCAGATGGTGGTTGGGGTGGTTTAGATCTAATCCTCAAATCATGTATTACGGAAATGTATGAACTTGAAATACAAGATTAACTTTTTACTTCACCCTCAATAATAATAGTATTTGCACCAATTTTGTTTTCCAGGTCTTTTAATCTTTCTTCTAACTGTTCTCTAGTCATACCTTCTAATGTTGAATGTTGTATTTCTTTTTTATCAACAAACAATCCCGCTAATTGACCTGAACGGTACTCTGCATTAATAGATGCTGTAAACTGACCTTTATCTTCTGCCCCATCTCTTAATCTTTCAAAAGTTTTATAACGTCTTAGTTTATCTTTTTCGTATTTCTCAGCTTCCTTAGCTAACATTTTTTCTAAAACTCTAGCAATATGGGGGTTTTTATTTTGATCTAACATTTTACTGGCTTGTACTGCAGCAGATCTTTCATTTTTACCATATCCCGCTTTCAATGCTGCCTCAGTCTGACTAATCATTCCCCAATTCTTTACAAGTAGAGACAAAAACTTCTTTTGCTTTGAAGTCAAATCTTTTTCGGTCCGTAATGCTATTGGTTTATGTGATCCCATAAAAATATTATATAAAATTAACTTAAAATAGCAAATTTTGTCCTAAAACTACTATGCACACCCTTAGAAATATAAAAAAAATAAAAAAAAATCTATTTTTTTAGTCGGTTTTTTGCTTTATTTAGCTATTTTTCCTAAAAACTAGGAATAATTCCTAAAATTTTCCCAGTAGTAATTCTCTAAAAGCCTATTCTTATCCTATTTTTCCCAGTTTCCTAAAATATTTGTCTATTCTGCAAAGTGTTTTTAAAAAAAGTTTTTCTAAGCAGTTGCATAGTAGAAAATGGGAAAAAACCATCATTTTGGGTAAATTTCTGTGTCAAATTGACCCATGAGCCGTGCAATTTGCACATCTGAGTCCCTAAAAACGCAAAAACGAGCAATTAATTCCAACAAAAAGTCATTTTTCTGGAAATATTCACCCCCTTTTATCCGAAAAGCACGAAATAAATAGTGCAATTTTCTCTCATCAACAAATTTAGACTCTTCCCGGAGTCCCAAAAGCGTTACCCCACGTTGCGTGGCTACCAAAGAATTAATTCTGTTCCACACATCAGTTGAATGTCCAATTTTTATTTCCCCCTCGTCCGTCATCAAAAAATACAGGTAGGTAGGCAAACGGTGGATTTCAAACAACTCATCATAATCCTTATTTCCCTGAATACATTCTTTCTCTATCTCTAAAGCTCTGAGCCGTGCATCATCAACCGTCATATTCGGAAAATACCCAAAGACTTTTGACTTATGGATCTTGCCCTTACGATAATCGTACCCAAACGAATGTGAACCCTTTCTGGAGTAATTAATCAATAAACAATGCACTTGATCGTCTCTGAGATAATAACTACGCCGACCTGACATATTGACACGCCAGTTCAACAAAAACTCATCGCTTAAATGTACGGTTTTATCCCCCGACTTAGTACGTCTGGGTACTTTTCTTAATATTTGGTAATCCTTGTCCAATTTTAACAATCACTTATAAAGTTGATCTTAGTCTGATTATAAAGTCCACTTATAACCTTTTCAAGCATAAAGTGGTGGTCTTTCTGGGGGTTATATGTTACTTTGCTGTGGATATTCATTTTCATTGATGAATCTCTTATTGTTAAAGTAATGGGAGCTACTGAATTAAACTTCCTCATCTAGTTTAACCCCATTTAGTAGCTCTCTATTAATCAAATCTTATACTTGCTTTATAATTCATTATATATTACTATAAATCCTAGGGGGTTAGGCTATTTAATAATTTTTTCATTTATCTCCAGTCTAACCTCTTTATTTAAACTACCGGGAGAGATCCCAGGAACAAAGGAAAATGAAATTTGAAGAAATAATAATTAAATACGAGCCACATGGGTGTGAATATACAATGGATATTAATGGTACTTTATTTACTAGACACGATGATTCAGAAGATTGGGTTGTAGTAGATATAGAGCATTGTATCGCAGAAGATATTAATCATTATGGAGTTTATAAATATTTTGGTGAAGAAGAGTGGTATGCAAATTTTTTACTTGATTATTGCAAAGTGCTAGAAGAGGAATTAAGTCTGGAACAATATGGAACGGGAGAATAATTATGAAAGTAAGAATAATTAATCATGTAAATTATACCGAGTATGCAGAGGTTGAGGTCAAAGACGAAACCGAACTTGATGAAATGTACAACAATGGTATTTATGACAATTTGTCATGGCATGAGGGTAAAGACTATGGCGAAACTTATCACGAGATATTAGATGAGGAGGTGCAAGATGAGAAAATATCTGGTTAAAGGCACTTACTCTTACCGAGTGCAAAAAACTATTATGGCGGATAGTGAGGAAGATGCTATGAGAAAGGCAAATGATGTTGAACCCTTATGTGAATGGGACAGTCAAGAACAAGACACTTACCGTGAAATTATTAATTCAATTGAAGAGCAAAGAGAGGTGCAAGATGAGTAACGATAAAGCAAAGAAAAATACTTGGATACCTGTAAATGACGGTGAGAAGATACCACTTTTAGGTAGAGAAGATTACATTACGAAAGTTCTTAATAATGTAAAAACAGAAGAAGATTTAGATAATTTGTTAACCTTACAAGAACTCACAGAGATTGAGGCAGAGGAACGTGCAGAAAACAATGTATTAGATAATTTTAATGATCAAACAAAATCGTTTAAAGACATTGCAAAAGACGTTTACCAATACCTTATTAAAAACTCCAATGTCAAAGCAATAGAGATTGCTAACCATTTGGGTATACCAAGAGAGTTGGTAAACCATGTTCTTTACAAGAAAACAGATTATGGATTAAGGGGTTTTGTGCAAAAAAATAAATACAACGAATGGAGCATTAATTATGAGTAACGAGATCAACACACAATATTTAGAACACAAGTATGAAGAAGGATTAGACATGGGTATGACTGAGCAAGAAGCTGAACAATATGCCCATGAGCAATTGCAAGAAAACCAATATTACCCACAGGAGGGTGAATGAAATCAAAAAAAAAGGAAACAATAGAATGGACTACCATGGCGATTCGAAAAGACACGAGAGATATTTTAAATTTGTTTGCAAACTATGAACACCGTGCCTCTGGAGAGATGGTAGCCGTCATGATGCGTGGTTATTTACAGAAAACAGCAAAAGACATGGACCTAACGGTTGACGAACTTAAAACATTCTTAACCAATTACGAGAGGGACTAAGCCTATGATTAAAGAACCAGAAGGTTTTGCTGAATTGGTAGATAACTTACGCAATGAGTTAGACCTAACAAGGCAAGAAGTATTAAATTTAATGGGCATCATTCATCACTATGAATCAATGCTGTTAAGTTTTCATCTCCAGGTAAAGCTAGACTACTTAGACAAAAATCACATTGACAAAGCAGTAACTTTTGCTGAACGAGTCAACAATAAAACTTTAAAAGATTTATATAAAGAACAAAACTCAATCACGCAAATAAATCCTGATTTGCTTGAGTTTCTATCATTATTAAACGATAAACCAAAGAAGGAGGAAATACACTAATGAGTAATATAGATGAGAAAAGACTGATAGATCTAAACAAAGGTATACAAGATATTGGGGAATATGCCATGGCCTGTCAAAAAATTATGGCATGGTATGAAATTTATTTTGAAAAACATAAGCAGCTAAATCAAACGCAACACAACTTTGTACGATTAGAAACTGATAAAGAAATAGGCATAGACATAGAACAACTGAACCAAGAACACAATCAACTAAGTAAACAACTAACCAATGAGGGCAAGTACAATGGATAAAGCAACACAACCACTAAATTGGCACGAGTTACATCGTTACAATGAACTACCTGACCACACCAAAGAGGCTTTAGTGCTTTTAATTAATACTTTGGCAAGTCATAGAGAAGAAGATAAAATACAATGGGCATCAAAAGATGAACTTGACAAACTAAGAGTCAAAATAACTTACTTTGAGGACTTACTATGAGTGATTACGAAGAAGAAAAGATAGAAGAAACTTATGTTGACATGGACGACCAAGAGTTAGCCAATGAACTATTACAAGAACTATATGATCTTACCGGGCTTAAAAAGGAACTAAACAAACCTAATGCCAAACAAGATTAAAAAATTCATTATCTGTGAGAAGTGTAATGGCAACGGTTTCTTTGACTATGAACTCAAGAACAATGTCATTCAGTTTGACGGT